TTTAAGAGACACAATAGGGAAGTTTACTCAACTGTATGAAAAACATATGATTGAGGAAAAAGACGATGACTCCAAAACTTTTGAACTTGATCTATCTGGCAACACAGAAGAGTTGGTCGTAACTGAATATTTTAATTATGAAATACTAAGTGAAGTAACATCTTTAAACTTACAAGACCACTTCAAGTTTAGAGATAAAGATGAATTGTATAAATTCATGTATGAGGATTTTGCTATGCAAATTTTTGGTCACGCAGGATCAAGTGAAACTTTTACTTTTAATATGTTAAATGATTTATATCACACATATAGAGATAATAACGAACTTGTGGTAGTTTCTGATGAGATTGGTAAGTCTAAACCCGCGTCTTTATTTTTCCTTTCAAAATTTGGTTGTTTATTGGAAAAAGTAAAATTTTATTCAAATTTCACAATAAATACGATGTGGGATGAAATTGACATTTTACTTACGGCTAATCCTGATTTATTATTGAATAAACCAAAAGATAAAATTGTTGTGAAATACAACACAACATATAATAAAAACGTCAATTGTGAATATGAAATAGACTCGTTGAAGGAATTTGACCAAACATTAAAAAAACTGAACATATGTTAACATTTTTAGGAGAAAATTATTACTTGGATGTGACCGAGTTAGAAAGACAAGTTAGTTATGAGAACTCTGTTTTACAAGTAACGCAACCAACCGAGTCTGAGAATTCTGATCAACCAGAACAACAAATAAGCGTAACAAGATACGAGACTTTCAAAAGTTTAATAGATGTTGTATTAACGGAAAGAGAAGAGTTAGATGAAAGTTTAGGTATTCATGGAGCGAAGGATTTAACAATCCCATTCAAAATTGCATTCAATACACTATTAATAAACAAAATAATCAAAAAATTTTAAGTTATGGATTTAGAAAAAATACAAAAGATTGAAGGGTCTTTGGAGAATCTAAAAAATAAAAAATCAAGAATTTATTTTTTAGTCCAAGATACAAAAGGAAACCCAAAAGCAGGTATCAGACACATTTATGATATTGCTTACACATTGAAAACTAATGGGTATAATCCTATAATGATTCACGAAAAAACAGATTACCAAGGAGTTGCTAGTTGGTTAGGTGAAAAATATATGGAATTACCTCATGAATCAATCGAAAATAAAAATCTTTCAATTTCACCTGAAGACTTTATTATAATTCCTGAACTTTATGGTCACGTAATGGAACAATTAAAAAGTTTTCCTTGTGGAAAAATCGTACTTTGTCAAGCGTATGATTATATGTTAGAAACATTATCACCAGGAGTTACATGGGGACAATTTGGTTTTAATAAATGTATCACAACTAGTGAGACACAAGAAAAATATTTAAAAGATATTTTTAGAGGTATTAGTGTAGATATTATAGAACCTTTAATTCCTGAATGTTTTTCTAAAAAAGATAAACCTTCTAAACCTATTATTGCAATTCACACTAGAGAGCAAAGAGATACCGCTAAAATCATTAAAACTTTTTATTTGAAATACCCACAATATAGATGGATTACATTTAGAGACATGAGAGGTATAAATCAAGAAGAGTTTGCGAAGTTTATAAAGGATTCTTTTGTTTCTGTATGGGTTGATTATGAATCTGGATTTGGTACATACCCTTTAGAATCTATGATTACAGGTACACCAGTTATTGGTAAGGTGCCGGCCATGAAACCTGAATGGATGTCAGAAAATAATGGAATTTGGACATTCCAATTCAACGAGATCGTAGATTTATTGGCTAGTTTTACACAAAATTGGTTAGAAGATAATATTAATGAAGAATTATACAAAAACATGTATGAAACCGCGAATAAGTATCAGGACATAACAAAATTTGAGTCAAGCATACTTAAAAACTTTGAATCTTATTTTGAAGTGAGAACTCAAAACTTTGAAGATCAATTAGAAAAATTAAAATTAACAGAACAAAACGCATAATTATGGAAAATAAAAATAAATTTGATGTATCGGTAATATTACCGGTTAGTTCTTCTAAGAATGTATTTTTTGAGGAACTTTTTGATAGATCTATCAAGTCTTTACACAATCAATCAACAAAAATAAATGAATTAGTGGTTGTTCATACCGGTGAAGAAACATTGTGTAATTTTTTGTCTAACTACAATTTTAGTGGGTTAACAGTAAATCTTGTAAAAAATGAAGGTGACTTTGATTTTTCTACACAGGTTAATTTGGGAGTTAAAAACGCCAAAAGTAAATATGTTTCAGTTTTGGAGTTTGATGATGAATACGCATCTATTTGGTTTAAGAATGTTGATAGATTTTCTAAAGCTTACGGTGATGTTGATGTGTTTTTACCTTTGGTTGTCGATACCGATGATAAAGGTGTTTTTGTTGGTTTCACAAATGAAGCATCATTTGCAATGAGTATAAATTCAGATATGGGTCTTTTAAATAATGATTTACTACTGAATTATCAGAACTTTCAAACATCAGGAATGGTTATTAAAAAATCAACCTACGAAAATAACGGTGGATTCAAGTCGTCTATTAAATTAACTTTTGTTTATGAATTTTTACTTAGACTTACTTATAACTCAGTAAAAATTATGACAATACCAAGAATTGGTTATAAGCACACAAACCTAAGAGAGGGATCTGTTTTTTGGAACTATAAATACGGTGAAACTAAAATGACAGATAACGAGGTAACTTTTTGGTTAGAGACGGCAAAAAAAGAACATTTTTTTACTGCGGATAGAGGCATAAAGTATGAGCCGACAGAAGTTTAATGTTTATAGATACTAATGAAAATGAAGACATATTAGAAGAGAACAAGACGAGCAAAAAAATAAAAAAAAATAATTACTTTGATACTCGTGAAGAAAACGCAGTCATAGACTATATTAATTCGGACTCAAGAGAAGAAAAAACTAAAATTTATAATAAGTTTCTTAGAGATCCATTAGATAAAATGATTGAGTCAATTATAAGAAGGTATAAGTTATACAGAAAAGATATGGATTATAGTGACGTTCACCATGATACTCACTCTTTTCTTATGACAAAAGTTGACAAATTCAAACCAGATAAGAATAAAAAAGCATATTCATACTTTGGTACTATTTGTAAAAACTACCTTATGGGTCAAATACAAAAAGACCAAAAAGATATGAACAGAAAAATATCCTATGAGGATATTTCATCTAGTTTAGAAAATAGACCTGACATGATTTATTATTTAGAATTTGAAGAAGTTGATGCGGTTAAGGTTATAGACATTTTTGTGAAGGATATGAAAGATTACATAACTAACACAAAGTTGAATGAAAACGAAATAAAGTTGGGTGTTGCGTTAATTGATTTGTTTGATAATTATGGAAACATTTTTATTGGTAATGATAACAATAAATTCAATAAAAATATTATTCTTCTATCTCTTAGAGAGATGACAAATCTTAGTACAAAAGAAATCAGAATTTATCTAAAAAAATACAAGACATTATATTTGGATACAGTAAAAAGAATAAATAATAAATAATTCCACTCTAAATATTTATTTAGTATGAACAGGAATAGAAAAAAAGAAATATCCTTGAACAAGGACTCAGTATTGAGTCTTATGCAAGAAATTTATAATGAACTTGTTGAACAAAAAGCAACTGCAACTAGAATTCAAAATAAAATGTTAGCGATGCTTAAGGACCCCGAAGACATGACACTTATTGGTCCTGTTATTAAGGAACAACAGAAAATAATTAATGATACTATAGAAAAAAAACTTACCCTATCAAAATTACAATCCACTTTATGGGAGAAATCCAATAAAGATAAGAGTGATGATTTTATTCTTACTGATGTTGATGATGATCTAATACAAAATCTTTTGAAAAAAGATATTGATAAATCTAGTGATAATTACAAATTATAATGGGATTAGATTACAAAAAAGGTGTTGATGACGCGGCTAAAAAAATGGATAGCTACGCGACAGTTAATAACATAAAAAAGCAACAAAAAAAAATAAAAAAAAAATTAAAGGGAGACGAGAGAAAACAAAAATCACCTAAGGAAAAAATAGCAAGCTACAAAGAAAAAGCCGCTAAATTTGAGGAGAACGCAAAAAGTCTTTTTGAGGACATGATTTTTCTTTTTAAAAAATCTGCTCAGTCAGCATTTTCAACATCAGGATCGTTAGGAAGTACTCAATTTTTGAATGAGGCTTTATTTTTTGCGGTTGATAGGGTTAAATCACAAATAATAAACATAATATTAGAAGAAATTATAAGTTCTTTAGGTTGTAGTGAAGAAACAAACTATAATGACATAGTAAATGTACCTATGTATATTCGTGTTAAAGATATAGATTTATTTAGTATTTTGAAATATAGTCCTGATGATGAAAATTCAAAGTTTCTTTACGAAAAAGCTGACACACAAAATGGAGATGTACCATACTCAATGAACAGACAGTTATATCATAGATTAGTTTCTTCACAATCATTTCAACAGGAGTACGGTAGTTTTTTCAAAGGATCTTCAGGCGCAAATCTTTTTGATATAAAATATGTTACCACAGGTTTTGATCCGTTTGGTAATCAAATAGATGGCGACTTATTTGAAATTACATTAACTAGTTTACCATTAAACTCAACAAATGTTACTGATTTTTTATCAGAATATTTTAATACAATAGAAGTCTTTAACTTAGATGACGTAATAAGTCAAGCAATTAATATAGTACTTGGTAGTATAAGTATTGGTTTAGAACAACCAGATTTAGAGTTAGAGTCAATTGAAAAGTTTTTGAAAGTAGTAAAGAGAATTATAGGTATTTGCGATGACCCAAATAAAAAAATAGATGTTTCTGGTGTTGCTAAGTTAAGTGATGAAGACTTAATAACTGATGATTTCTTTGAGGTTACGGGACAAGAACTAAGAGAAGTTGAGGAAAGAGTTGATCAAATTAAAAGAGGTATAATTACATTTGCAGATTGTGGTAATATTGAAGTTCCCGTTAATGTTCAAGCAATAAACGCAGGTCTAAGTGAAATAATTTCAGAAGTTAAAACCGCAGATAAAATTACAAAATTGAGCAACTTAGTTAACGATATTGCTAGTGACCCAAAATGGAAATTTTCTTTACCTATACCAACAATTAGTATTTCAGAAACTTTGTTTAATGATTTACTATTAAGTTTACCAACCGCCGTGTTTAAGACTCTCTTGAGTCCTAAAGTTTTATTAGGGTTTTTTATAATGTTGAGAGCAATTACTTATAGTGCTAATCAATATGTACAAAATCTTGTTGGTTCTGCGGATGAGTTTTTGAAAAACTTTAGAAAATTAGCCATTTCGGTTTGTAGAAAAATAGTTGCACTATTCATAAAAGAACTTTTCGGTTACATCAAATCTAATATTAAAAAATTAGTTGAAAATATAATTTTAGACATCGTAAAAGAATCTAAAGATAAACAATTTGCAATGTACACCGCAATTGTTGGAGCTCTATTACAAATCGGTAGTGCTCTTGTGGATTTTAGACAATGTAAGAGTGTTATTGATGAAATATTAAAACTACTTCAGTTGGCTTCTGCTCAATTTGGATTTGGGTTACCTTCATTTATTTTACAAGGTGCTAAGTTTTTAGGTGGTGTTTCTAAAACAAGATCTTTAGCCAAAACTATTCAGAATTTACAAGAATCGGGTTTACCAACAGATGATAACGCCGACGGTAGTCCAAATCTAATGAACCAAATGATGGACTCAATTCTTCAAGCAAGTATTGATGAGCAGGCACAAAATGGAAAAACAGAAATTGCTTTTCCACCAACACCGCAATTCCCAAAAGGATTCAAATTATACGGAAAATCATATTAATTATGGAAAGTGAAAAAGTATTAGAAATATTAAACGATTATAAAAATAAATCTAATAAAGAATTATTAGATACTGTAACATTTTTGTATGATGATTTTTACAAAACAAAAGATTTAATTCTGAAACTAACTAAACATTTAGATTCCACAGAAAATAGTTATAATAAAGTTTTAGAGGAACTAAATAATAGAAAAACTTTATAAGATGAGTGAATCGAATATGGGATATGAAATGACTCGAAATTTTTATTTTGGGGAGTGTTTAGATAGTGATGATCCATTGATGTTAGGTAGAATCAGAGCCAGATTGTTTGATGAAAATATCGAACAAAGAAAAAAAGCGGCTAATGATTTTGATGAAAATGGAAGTAGCACAACTAACGGACCGTGGTCAGATAAAGATCCATTTATATTCTTACCGTTTTTACCTTATTTTATAAATCAAGTACCAAGAGTAAAAGAGCAGTGTGTTTTATTTTACTTTGATAGGACTAGAAGATCGGGTAGAAATAAATTTTATATGATGGGCCCGTTCTCGTCACCAATGACAATAAAATACGAGGATTATAGGTCCTCACAAACTAACCTTGATTCTGGTAGACAAAACTCAAATGCGAGTTTACCGAATATAAAAAATTCTAATGGTGTTTATTATGATGTAGAAAAAACAGGAGTTTTTACCGAACCTTTTGATATTAGCTTAAATGGTAGAGATACTTCTGATATAATTCTGAAAGAAAGAGATATACTTTTAAGAGCGGGTAAACATTTACCGTTTGTTAGAGGCGAAGTTCCGTTTCCAAACGAAAGAAGAGCATTTTTACAAATGTCATATTTTGATAAATTATTAAATTATGAAGAACCTGTAACATATCAAAAACTAGAAAGAAATAATGAATCAATAAAATATCTTATCGAGTATCAGTGTTCGACAAAAAACACAAACGCAGATTCTTTTACTGGTATGATTATTATTTATAAAATAGATCCAAGTCCTTTTACTCAAACCGATTTTTTTGATTGGGAAACACAATTAACTGGAGTTACACCTCAAATAATTTATACAAAAACTTTAACCGCCTTACCACTTGATAAATTCGCAAGTGAAATTAATAAAGTAATAGTTGATTTCCAACAAAGACCCTTCAAGTTATTTAATACAACAAACAATATTGTAACAACAAGCGGGACCTCAACTGTTACGACAGGCGTTACGGAAATAACAACAGCAACAGGGTTCGATTCGGTTGAATATTGGGCATCTAACCCACCTTTTCCATTTTTTTATAGACCAGATATTGCAATTAGAAAAACTATCACAGACTTTTTAGGTAATGTTGATACTAAATCGGTTGAAAATATGGCAAAATTACTTCAAAAAGTAGAGGTTAGTGTAACAACAACACAAAAAGGTTATGGTTTAGTTAACGATAAAGAAAATGGTATTAGGTCACCATTTAGAGGAATAGACGAAACGGTAATACCTATAACAACAAACGTTATAGATAATACTTGTACATTAATGGGTGCTGAAACTTTGTATTTTTTATCTCATTTAGAAACAATACCAGGTAAAGAAAAGGTCGATTTATCAAATAGTATTTATGGTATTAGCGCAAATACAGTTTTTGAGCAAATATTACCAAACACATCTTCTATGGTTAGAGGTGAAGAACTAATGGAATTACTAAGATTGATAGTTAATTTTTTAATAACTCATGATCACCCTTATCCTCAATTACCCCCAACACCAATAGCAGCAGCATCTAATATTAGTACACAAGATTTACTAACCACATTACAAGAAGCGTATCAAAAAGTTTTAAATAAAAATATTCGTATTAACTAAGTATTTATATTAAAAATACGAAATGTCAATTCACAGATCTTACTTTGATAAGTCAAATACTATTTTATACAATTCCTATACTAATACAGGTAGAAACCCCATTGTGGAATTATTTTTTGGTAGGGTTGAAAATTCACCCGTACCATTAGGATACAGTAGATATATTTTTGACATAGATTTAAGTAAATTAAAAGAAAAAATTGTTTCAGGTGTAGTTTCAACAGGATGTACCGGATTTTTGGGTATAACACACACTCTACGAATGACAAACACTTCTTTCTTTGATAAAGATTTGTTAAACGATAAAACTTCACAGGGTAGAAGGAGAGCTACTTCTTTTGACTTAATTCTTTTTAGAATTCCTCAAAATCAATATTGGGATAGTGGTGTCGGTTATGATTATTATGATTTCGGAATAACTAATTTGAATGATCGGTCATTTTCGAATAGACCAACAAATTGGTTTGAAAGAACTACTATAAGTGGTTGGTCAACGCCAGGTCTTTATAGTAATACTAATTCGTCAACAGGAACAGGAGTTAATTATTCAGCACTTACTATAGTTGACACCCAACATTTTGAGTTTGGTAATGAAGATATAGAATTTAACATGACAAATGAAATAAATTCGATATTGTCCGGTGGAACGACAGGAGTAACAGGATGGGGTATTGCTTTTTTACCTCAAGTAGAAAATATTTCTGGACTTACTGAAAATTATTCTGTTGGTTTCTTTTCTCCTCACACACAAACATTTTATGAACCATTTTTAGAAACTTCATATAATGACTTGATAGATGATGATAGAAATAATTTTTATGCAGGAATTAATAATGACCTATACTTATATGTTTATGAAAATGGAAATCCTATAAATTTGGACACTAACCCAACAGTTGATATTTTAGATTCAAATGGTGATCCTGTTGTTGGGTTTACTACACTTACCACTTGTTTAGTAACAAAAGGTGTTTATAAAGTAACAATTTCTGGTTTAACATCTAATTCGATACCTTGTTTATTTTCAGACGTATGGAAAGGATTATCAATTAATGGTATATTATTATCTGATGTTGAAAATGAATTTGCGGTACTTGAAACCGCCGGAAACTATCAAATAGGTACAACAACAAGTAAACCTAAAATTTTTGGTTTTTCTGTTGATGGTATTAAACAAAATGAGAAGGTTTTAAATACAGACATTAGAAAGGTTAATTTAACAATTAAACAAGCTTACACATCAAATTCAGTATTAAACCCAGTAGAGTGTTATTATAGAATATATGTAAGAGAGGGGTCAAATACAGAAGTACAGGTCCAAGATTGGACAAGAGTTAATAAAACACCAGACGGTTATTATTTTGTTTTTGATACAACAGATAAGATACCTAATGAATATTTTATTGACATAAAAGTAATAACTGATAAAAATGTAGATACTTATAAAAGAGAACTACAATTTCAAATAGTAAATAAATTATAAAAAAATAAAAAAATATGGCAGATGGTAATAACGCTTATAAATGTGGCGACTCAGGAACAACATTAGACGTTAATTATAACGGATTAACTTTATCGCCTGGTGATGTTGTTTCTTGGCAACTCATATCTAAAGGTGGTTTTGAAACTGGATGTGTAACAATTACAGATGTTGATGTTTCAGATTCGTCATATAGTGCACAAACACAATACACTGATTGTTATGATTGTTTAAATAACAATAATGGTGTGGTAGAATTATCTAATTGTGCTAGAGGAACGGATAGTATTATATTACCTGTATCAGATTTAGGAAGTTTTTTAGAGGTTGGTACAGTAATATATGCAACTATTGATGTTAATGTTAAAGGAATAACTGTTAGAATAACTTCATGTTGGACTATAGATGGTTACTCAACACCAACAACTGAAAATTATAATAGATTAAATTTGTCATCTATTGTTACATTAGGTGGTAATTATGTTGGTTTTATAGATAACTGTACTGAATGCTTAGTTGAAAATTTATCACCATATGCCGTTACTAGATGTTTAGAAGGAACCATTGATCATGTTTTACTTTTGGGTGATGGATATGTTGGTAATGTTATTTCTTATACTGATGGTGTAAACATTTATTGTGGTACTGTGGGTGACCAAGAAGCCGGTTCACCTGAATGGTTATTTGTTCAAGATTTTGGAGTACCTGTATACAATGGTGAAGCGTGTGATTTATGTTTAACAACATCAAATCAAAAAGTTTTACTTGAAGATTGTACAAATCCTGAAAATCAATTAGTTGTTTGGGCATCTAATTTATTTGGTAGTGGTGAGTTTTCTCATTTATCATCATCACTTGGTTGTTTTAAAGTAATAGGACCAACAGAAGAGGCAGTAACAGAAAGTTATTTTTTAGATTTTGTACCTTCTCCAGGTTGTAGTCCATGTATTGAATGTAACGGTGTTTTGAAAGGATATATAGAGTGTGGTGACGAACCAAGTAGTGGTTCTGTTTTAATTTATGAAGATATACCATATGGTACTGTAATTTATTCACCAAATAGAGAAAGATGTATAACTATAGATAAAACAACAACAATGCCTCAAGATCATACATTGTATAGTATGACAACATTTGAAGGATGTACTGATTGTAGTGAAAATGCAAATTTTGAGTTATGGGAAGGATCTATATGTGAAACAGGACAAATTATTTATGTCTCAACAGTATCTAGTGCTGGATTATCGGCTGGAAACATAGTAAAGGCAATGTGGGGATCGAATGAATATGTTTGTATTGAACTACTATCAACTGCCGCTGGTGGTGATAGTGGTACATGGTACGATACCAAAAAAGATAGTTTAGGAAACAGTGAATTATATGACGATTGTAATACTTGTGTTGGATCATCAACAATTGTTGTTGGTTTAATTAACTGTGACACAGATGAAGATAGTTATGTGACAATCAGTTTAAGTAATTACCTTTCGATTATCGGAAATGGTTTTTCATTACCTAATTATACAATAAGAGATCAAAGACAAAATTGTTACACGATTACAAGTGTGTGTCCTTTACCTAGCTCAGCATCAACTGAAAGCATGTTGGCGGTTTATTTTTATTTTAGTTGTCAGTATTGTCCTGATCAAATTATTACAAGTGCGAATACAGAATACAACACATGTGTTATATGTTGTGAGTGTGGATCAACAGGTAGCACAGTAAACTCAGTATCAACACCACATCCAACATATACAGACGGTTATAATAACCCAATATTACAATTAAATATGGTTGTACTTGGAGGTCAAAACGGATTAAACGCTTAGATTATGAATATAAATTATATTATACGTAAAGTATTAAGAGAAGAAGAGAAAAAACATTCAAGTAGATACATGTTTTTTTCTAATTTAGAACAAATGAAAAGACAATGTGAAATGTTATTAGAAATGGATCAAGATGATATTGAGTCTATTTTGGAGAACGGTCACGATTGGGCTCAAGATCATATTGCTGAAGCTAAAAATAACATGGACCAAGTCTTTGATTTTTTGAAAAACGAAATGGTAGGAGACCGTGATTACGAAGAAGATGAAGATATGATTGAAGAAGGTCGTAAAAAAACAGGTACTAAACTTTGCGCTAGAGGAAAGGCTTCCGCAAAATCGAAATATGACGTTTATCCCTCAGCTTATGCAAATGGACACGCTATTCAAGTTTGTAAAGGAAAAGTTAAAGGACTTGACGGTAAAAAAAGGTGTTCACCACCATACTGTTAAAGACTTGATAAAATATTTTTAACTAAAATATCTAAGGACTCTTTTTGGGTCCTTTTCTTTTTTGGTTTGTATGATGTCATTACAGGTTTTTGGCCTTTACCCGATTGTGGATCATTTTTTTCAGCCTTTCTTTTTTGCTGACAAGCGGCTCTTTTTTGAGAATCAGACATTTTTCCCGCAACACCAGCTGCCCTACATTTAGGATAAGAACCACTATTAGCGTCACTTCTACCACAAGGTGGATGTTTACCATCAACTTTCCTACAAATGTCAACCCAAGGACCCTTAGGTTGTTTAGAACCTTTTGGTTTTTTCTTTTTACCAAACCATACCGCCAAATCTTCATTAAGAAGTATTTTATCTAATTCGATCCACTCATTAACAGGAACAATATTTTTACCTTTACCTGGCGTTTGATTTATTATTCCACCATCTTCGTCATTTTGTTGTTTGTGAGTTTTATTATATTTTGAAATACTTTTAGATTTCATTTCTAATTTTTTTCTATCTTTTTTATGAGAATCTACTGAACCGTCGTAACTGTCATATTGTAATTCAGCATTTGAAAAGTTTGAAACTTTTTTAGTAAAAGGACCTAAAGAACTGTCTTCCCAATCTATTTCACCCATACTCAAAGGTCCGTTATAATAACCAGCATATCTATCAGAATTTGCCTCCCTAATAATTTTTTTAACTATTTTTTGAATGTCCATTATCTTCTTTTACTTTCTAATAAATATCTATAAACCAGTAAATGTATATGATAAAACACCAGCACCATAATACCCCAAGTTTCCGCCCAAAATAAACCATTAAAAAGTAACACCGCAGAAAATATAAAGATAAACAAATAATATCTAAATCTTTTAATAGACCACAAAGATACGCCTGAAAAAATAAAAAATAATATAGCAAAAATATTATGTAATACAAAATAATCACAAACAGGAAACGCGGTTAAAAGTAATAGAAGAGTTGCCGGTATTCTCCATTTTTCTAATTTAAAAAAGAAAAAACTAACAAGAGCATTTGTTATAATAAACATGGGTTGGAGTGGTGTGCTCCAAGACTGTGATATTGCACTATTATCACCATATAGGATATAAATAATAAAAGGTTGTAAGACCGCTAAAAACGATGCGAACAACCTTTCAAAAATATCCCACCTACTCATCTACCTAATCATTTTTCTAATACTTCCGTCGTCATAAATTTCAATAACAAACCCCTTTGTGTAATCAGGATTTACTTCTTGACCCATTAAATTTACATATTTAATAATTTTCTTCTCAGTAATTGTTTTTGTTACTAATATTGGTCCGTAAGTTTCAAATTTACCATCAATATCAAATTGTTGTAATCTATAATAAGTTAATTCATTTAAATTATAATCAATATAAGAATACTTTAATTCTTGTATTGAGTTACCGGCTGACGGAATTGTTGTGATTTTTCTCCAATTCTCACCGTTTACTGACACCTCTAAATCAAAATGACTTGAGTTATTTTCACTTGCTGTTGTCCATTTAACAACATTCCACTGAGGGTATGGTGTGGCTTCAAATTGTGTTAATTCTACAGGTAATGAAATAGGGTTAGATATTCTTATTGTATACTCTTCAATTTCACCATAACCATAACCTATTGAATAATAAGCGTCAATATCAGGTGTATTATTCCATACAGATAATACTCTCATTAAAACGTCCCCTGTTACCGCATCTGAAGGTATTGTTACAAGTTGTGATGTAGAATTTGCAGTTGCTTTTAACAAAACATTTTCTGTTGTTTGTAAGACACCATCACCGTTCCAATCAATCCAAGCAGCATAACCTTGTCCTGGATTTAAAGTGTTTGCTGCAGTTACAGATAAATTGTAAGGTTCACCTTTTGTAACATTTGCAATTATTGAGGTATAATCTGAATAAGCATCACCGTCATTAGTCGTTGTATTATTTATATCATTAAAAGTAACATTTGTTATATGATCTCCATCAACAATTCCTGATGAATATGGTGGTGCACTTTTAAGTGTTATATTTACAATATTAGAAACACCAGATGGACAAGTACCGTCTTTTGATGTTGTTCTAAAATACGCATTTGTTTCTTGTACGTTTAATTGAATGTTGTACGGATTTGCGGGGTTTGTAACAGTACCGTCTACTGTCGTAAAATTATCAAATGACCACTCAATTTTTGTTATTGACCCACCATTTCCGGTAGTCGTTAAAGAAACCCCATCATTAACTGTTGTTAAACTTTTATTAGTACTTAATGTTCCTCCATTTGTTGGTGTTGTACATATCGTAACTGATGTTACTGTTGCTTGGAAACCAACCCTAATACCACTAATATCTGAAGTAAACCTTAATGTAAGTTGTCCTGAAGCATTTTCAGCAGTAATAGTTGCAGGTAATGATGTACCATTTAATGTTGCAAGTAAGGGAGAACTTGTATTTGGCCCATCATAAACATATAAGAAATCATAAACGGCCTCTATGTTGAATGATGAAAAATTTAATTGTAATTTTTTTGTATTGTCAGATGGTGTTAAAGTTACTGTTTGATCTAAATTATTATTGTATGTGTCAGTAGGTCCTCCGGCATCAGTTATTGTATAAGTAAGTGTAGATGTTAATGTTTGACTACAATTTCCTAAAAATGGTATTAGTGTATTTTGATTTGTTACAGTTGATGTAATACCTAAATCATCGACATATCTTTCGTGTGCACCTGATGCTCTACCATCTAAAAGTCTTATAAAAACATTTGTAAGACCTAAAGCACCAATATTTAAAGTGTATTGTTGATAGGTTGTTGTTAGTGCTGATACGGTACCCCTTGTTGTCCAAGTTGTTCCGTCAGGAGATGTTTGAACATTTAAAGTCCAAGCAGTTGAGTTACTACTTCTTCTATACCAAAAAGAAAGAACACCAGGATTTGCAATTTGTGGTGTTCTAATCCAATCACCGGCACCATTAAATCCTGCCGCATAATTACCGGTTCTTACTGGTGAAGTTGATGCAAGTATGGAATTTACACCCCATGTACCTCCTTGTGTTGTTAATGTACTTGTAAAACTTTCGTAAATTAAATATTGATTACATTGTGAATTTGCTATCAGACTGATAAGCATGGTTAAAATTAAAAACAGTTTTTTCATTTAAGTATTTTTAAAAAATAAGATTTCCCCTATAAATAAATATAGGGGAACTCCTGATTGATCAACCATTTTAATGTGTAAATGAATATTTATGGGGAAATCTTTTATATCTACACTCCTATAATGATTATCTTAAATACTGTCGTTATTGAAAACATGGTCATAAAGACTAAAGAGAACAATTTTAGATTATCTAAAAACTTTTTCATATTAATTTTTGTATATTTTTTTGATTATTAAATTATTGCTAACAATAAAGTAAAACCCAGGTAACGCGTTTTCTAAGTTTGTTACTTTGCCGTTTATGTCGATTACTGTCAAGTTTGATAAGTCATCACCTAAAGTTATTTTATCTTTGTTATCCCACCCGAAGTGATTTCCATTACCACCTTGATTACCGTTGTTTCCTCCACCTTGGCCAGGGTTAGAGTTATCAACACCGTCAGCATCGTTTCCGTGACCGTTATTACCATCTTCCACTTCTTGAATCATGTTCCAAGCAGTTTGAACTGCCAATCCTGAGTTTAATCTTCCCGATCCGATTTTACCTACATAGTTAGGATTTAAAATATCTATGTTAGTTGCTGTTAATCTTAAAATTGAATCTATTTCTTGATTTGTTAAGTCAGGTTTAACAGATAACATAAGTGCAACTGTTCCTGTTACGTAAGGAGCTGCAAATGATGTTCCTGAAGAGTAAGTATACCACCCCGGTGCCGGTGTCAATAATACGTTGTGGCCAGGTGCACAAATATCTACACTTGAATTTGTTTGGTGTCTTGTGTTAGGATTACCGATTGTTTTTTCGATATTATCTTGTGAACCTACACTTGTTACTGAAAATACGTGATTATAAGACGCAGGATATACTAATGTGTTTGGTCCTCCACATGTAGTTCCGTTTCCTGCTGAAGCCACGATAAATGTGCCGTTATTATAAACCTCATCAATAGCCATTTGAGCATAAGGGTTAAAAGAACAACCTGAAGCCCAAGATAAGTTAATTACTTTGGCTCCAGAGTAAGATGCGATTAACATGTCGTTATAGTTCATTCTATAAAGACTAAGTGTTGTGTTGTAACCGATTGACGATAAACCGATTGAGTTGTTTGTGTTTCCCGCAACTATTGTTGCCACGGCCGTACCATGTGTACGGGTTGATGTGTTTGTGTTGTCATAATAATTAATTTTACCTGTTAATTCTTCGTGATTTGTATAGAAGTTTTGATCTGATACCGCCACGTTTATTGTTGAGTCTCCTGTTGTATAAACCCAAGCATTTTCTGCCCCTATTAAATCTAAAGCCCAATTAGATGTTGAAACTATATTATAATCATTTGGTAATTCTAGGGTTTCGTATGTTGGTCCGTATTCTAACCCCTTTAATCCGTTTACTCTACTTAATGATACATATAAATCAGTTATATCACAATGACTACAAGTAAATTCAAATACATTTTGTAATTTTTCTTGTTTTGAAGAAGGAAACGCTTTATAGTAAGTTAAGTCAGTATGTAAATCTGTAACTATTGAAATAAATTGTGTATTTCTTTGTAATTGTTCTACATTTTCTACAGTCACCCATACAGAATTTTTTTGTCCGAAAGATACTACAGTTATTAAACTGATTAGTAATGTTGTAATTGTTGTTTTTAAGTTTTTCATAATCTATTAGTTTTATTTTGTCTACACCAATAGATATTCTATTATACAAGGGAAAACCACTTTTAGATACCCCCTAAACAGTCAATTTAAGTTATCACAATTAGTTATTAATATGTGAAAATACGTAGATATATACGTAATAAAAACTAATTTTTATAAAAACAAAAAAGGTCAGAGTAATCTGACCTTTTCCTATTCTAAAGATATTGATTATCTCAATTCTTGTAAGTCGAATGTTCTAACTCCATCAACTGTGATTCTACCATAGAAACGGTTGTTAACCATTTTCTTAGCGTATCTTGTCATGATACCTTTGATAGGTGTAAAGTTGAATGGGTTATACATTGTAGGTGTTAACTGTAGAGGAACATACGGAGCGTATACATATCCTGTGTCTAACAAAGATGAACCTTTGTGTCCGATAAGGATTTGGTTAGCCGGGAAGTATGGATCTCTATACACTTGGTAACGACCTGCTAATGTACCAACTCTTTCGATACCCATGTTGTACTGATCTTGCTCAGGTGAAGCGTTAGATACGTGGAAGTACTCTAGGTCATCAAAAATAGCTGAAACTTCAGAAGAAACAACAATCCAGTTAGCCCCACCTCTCAATGTAGATTTGTGGATTTGTGCTGACAATTGGTTGATTGCTGTGATCAATGTTTGATTCCAGTCTTTTTGAGTGTAAGTCATGTTTCCTGAAATTCTTCTCCATCCGTTGTAATCCCATCTTAGGTTCCAAGCCGCCCCTTTTCTAAGGTCTCTCAAGATTTCTCTATCGATTTCTGCCGCCACTTGCTCAGACAATAAAGCTGTTAATTCAGCCTCAGCGTCGATGTTATGGAATGCAGAAACGTCTTGTGCCAATTCAGGTGACCATTGAGCTCTTAGTTTTCTTTCTGTAACCGATACAGTAACTGACTCAAGGTCAAAAGATACTTCACCGATTTTATCTTCGAATTCTAATTCAGCATATCTTCTAAATACAGCCAAGAACGCAGTTCCTGCAACTAATTTAGTGATAGATGCTCCTGTGTAACCATCTAAAGAACTAGCGTTACAGTCAGCACATACTGGACAAGATAAATCTACTTCTAAGTAAATACAACCGTTTTGGTCACATACGTTATCATAAGAACCACCATTTCCGTTAGGGAAAGTAGTACTAACTTGAGAATAAGTAGGACTTACAATTCCTTTACCATATTGTTGAGTAACAACTCTGAACAATAAAGGTCCTGAACTAACTTCACATGGAGTAGTTGCTGCTGTTAAACCAGCTGACTTGATGATTTTTAAATCAGAAAGAAAAGTTTCTGTATCGATTTCTGAACCATCAGGACCCATTAATTTACCAACACCGTTATCGTAGAAACCACACATTTTAACAATTACTTTTCTTGTGCTTGAACCGTCAAACTGAGTAGATGCTTCAGTTAATGATCCGTTGTTCCAAACTTGTACTGTTGTTGTAGCAGTAACCGCTGTCCAAGTACCTTTTGAATAATCAAACAATCCTGGAGGATCTAATGCTGCTTCAGCACCTTCATAAAATAAATCGTAAAGGTTTTTAGCATATGCGTTAGCATCATTGTAACCTGAATTAGTATCAGTTGTTGAATTTGGTGCTCCGATTGGTGCAAAGTGTGTGTTAGGGTTAGCTGCTCCACCATTATACCCTTGAATTTTAGGTACGAAGTAGAACAATTTACCGATTGGTAAGTTCATTGCTTGTACAGAAACGATGTCATTCGCTAACAATTTAGAGAATACTCTTCTAACGATAGGAAATACTACAGTTTCGAATGAACCTGAACTATCAGTTGATGCCGCTTCGTTGATTAAGTGAGACGCTTGGTTTTCATATAATTGTGCCATGTTCTCTTTGATGTGTCCTCTTAGACCATCTAGGAATCCTAATCTATCCCATTTGCTAATTGTATCTTCTTTGATAACTTTAAGGTGTTTAAGACCGATGTTACCAACAAGACCTGATTCTAATAATGCTCCCATTTTTTTATTTTTTAATTAGAGTTTATTTTTATTTTATGTATAATAAATATACAGTTTTTTAAAAAAGTTTATTTTTATTGAATTTTTGCCATTAAATCCTTCATTCTCAAGAATTGTGGATTTTCATAGGTTTTAGTTTCGATTAGATTTGTTGCCGATCCTGTTTGTGGAGATCTTGAAACATTTCTTTGAACTGATTCTTTGATTGACTCCTTAACAACATTAGTCGAACCTTTTCCGTCTAATTCGTTTTTAATTGATTTGTAAAGATTTTTAGATTCTTTCAAAGACTCGACATCATCAAATCTTCTAAGAATATTTATCTTTTCTTGTTTGGTTGTAGAATGTTCTGTAAACAAACGTGTAGAATAAGCAAGATTTGAGTTGAATACTGCAACCTCGTTTAATTTGTTTCTGAAGAAATCTAAGGCCTTTTTATATTCTTCATTTTTTTCTCTTAACAAATTAACTTCTGATTCTAGAGATTCTACTCTAATGTGTCTTGGTGCTGTTCTTACTTTTGGTAAGCCCTTTCTACCCCAATACTTTCCATTTCCTAAAGTTCTAGCAGCTTCTTTAGTTTCGGTTTCTTTATAATCTTTTTCACCATAAACTAAATCTTCAGCACCTTCTTCTTCAGTCCATTGACTTTCTTTTTCTTCGTCACTTGTTTCAGTAACACCATGTTTCATTTTAGAAGGGTATTTGGTTGCTGATTTAGCGTTTCCACCTTTACCATGTCTTTTTGGTCCTACTTTTGGTAGTTTATCAAACCCTCCTGACATGTTAGGGTTTTTTGAATACTTGAAAGATTCCAAAACTGATTCCAAAGCTTCTTGGTCAATTTCAAAAACAGCCTCATCTTCTTCCTCTATTTCTTCATTTTCATAATATTCGCCCTCAGTTTCTTCGTAACCTTTCTTATACATTTCTTTTGGTTCTTTCATCGGTACAGGTTCAAATTCACCGCTTTCGATGCCACTCAATACAGAGTCAAAACCCATATCTTCTGATTCGTTCATATTCCCTTGTGTGTTTAAGTCATCCATCACAATAATATATTCATTTTCTTGATCTTTGATGTGGATATCTCCGCTTTCGTCTTTTTTAACGTAAATACCATCTTCATCTCCCATCGCTTTGAATACTTTAAACACATCACTCATAGGTGATTTAGTCATGTCAAGTGGTGGTAACTCTGGTTTATTAGTATCCATAGTTGATACTGTTGGTTCACCTATTGGTGTTGCTTCAGTGTCTACTTCAACTTCATCTTCTACATCTTCTTCGTCTGGCATTTGATCACCTTCTTCATCTGGCATTTGATCACCTTCTTCATCTGGTGCATCTCCTTGTTCATGTAGATTTCTTTTTTTTGAACCACTTAATGATTCCTTTACTAATTCGCTGATTTCTTCCTTCATTGTAGAAGCAAGTATTCCTTTTGCATTTTCACTGATAAGTTCTTCAAGGTTCTTCATTGAAAGAAGAGCCTCTTCAACTACAGAATTCGATTTTAATTCACTCATTTTTTTCGCAAAGTGTTTTTTGTTTATTTTATAGATAAATATATCATTTTTCAAAAAAAACCTTTTATTGTATGTGTTATTCAAAAAAAAGTGAAAAAATAAAAAAAGGGATAACTAATGTTACCCCCCTTTTTCTTGATTCTAAATTTTATTAATTATTCAATTACCTCGTCAATTTTACTTTCAACTATTGCTGTTATTCTCCAATCTAAAGTGTATGATTCATACGCCTTTGTGACTTTTGCTTCAACATCTGTTGGTGAAAAACCTTTGACTAGTTTTTCCTCTTTCATTTTTTTTACTTTACCTGTGTTCTCATCTACCATGTCTGTGGTAACCCTTGCAACAAAATACTTTTCATCCATAACTTATTTTTTATTTATCCAAATAATCGGATAATTTTTTCATTAAGTAAATAGATTTGTCTAAACTTGTTGATTCTACGTTTTCGTGCTCAGTAAGTTTTTCTTCGTACTTAGGTCTATCTTCTTTGTTTAAGTAAAGATATGCGCCAGGTGTAGAAGGTGAAGAAACTAAGTCAAAACAAATTAATTCAAAATCTTCCTGAACTTCATTTTGCTCTCCTTTTTTTACTAAAGACCCAACACCTCTAGAAGAAACACCCATAGTCACTCCTTGTCTCATCATGTTAGCTGCCACATCTCCTTTTGAAGAAATAATACCTCTTTCGTGAAAACCAGGAGAGGTTAGTAATTTAATCTTTCCCATCAAAACATTATCTTCCCACCAAACATCAGTAATTAAATGAGCAACTCTATCTAAATCAATAAGTGAAGATTCGGGGTGATTTAATTCAGAAATCGCCATACCACGATTAATCATTTCCTTATATTTTTCAGCTTCCCTTTTTAAAATCTTTTCAGGATATATTCTACCGTTTCTATTTGGTACTCCATATTTCTGTAAAGTAGCATAAAATACAAATGGTTTAGAATGATCCAATTGTCCATAAGACTCTTTTATAACTTGACTATTTCTATGTTCGTTTGGATTTATAATTCCAGCATCCCACTCAACTAGAATACCCTTACCACTATCATTTGGTCCTAATATTTTCATAATGTTTTTTATGATAAATATTCAATAAGTTGTGTTTCTTTAGATTTTGTTTTACTTAAAGTGAAATACTGAGATTTTTTTAGGTCGTCAAAGTAAATTGCATTTGCTATTTTTTTTATTTTTGATTTTAATATTAAAGATTTAAAATCTAAATTTTTTTCATGTACAAATAAAGTTATCTCTAAATTTAAAAAACTTTTTTTATTTTTTTGAATTCCACTAGTCCTTAAATCTAAGTCTACAATTTGTTTTCTTTCGAAAATTGTATGGTCTACGACTTCTAATAAAGTATGGAGAATTTGTCTTTTTATGGTTCCTGTAATTTTATTCCAATTACCTTCTTCGTTTTTTGGTTCCACCCAAGTTTGAATCACAATATAAATTGATTTTAGTTCTTTAGAGTCGACGGTGCCATATCGACAATTTGCATCATCAAAAACATTTAGTTTTGAAGTTTTTCCTTTTTTCATTAATCATAACTTACAAGTTTATTTTTTACAATTATATTAAAAAAAATAACAGTTGTCAAAATTTGAAAAAATTACTACTATTTATATTGTAAACGAAAAAAAATTATGATTATAATACAAGTAAAAAACGAAAAATCTATTGAGCAAGCACTTAAATCTTATAAATTTAAAGTGTATAAAACAAAACAAATACAAATTTTACAGGAACGTCAAGAATATAAAAAACCCTCCGTTAAACGAAGGGCTGAAATTAAAAAAGCTCAATACAAGCAAAAGAATCAGTTAGATTCTTGATTTTTGTCTTTTTTTCCAAAAATCTTTTCAGTAGACGTAAGACCTAAACAACCAAAAGCTAACATAGCAACTGCATTAACTAAAGTGTCAGAAGGCTTAATGTCTCCGTGTGAGTAACTGTTTACATACAAAGTAATACATAACGACACCCCACAAAGAATACCTACGAATCTTTTAGAAGACGCGTTACCATCACTGTCCATAAACAATCTACCTAGTGATTTAAAAAAATTTTTCATAGTCCCAAACTTAATTTTTTTAGTTTATAATAATCATAATGGTTACACTTTGCTTCCATTACTTTATTCATTGTTTTATCGATCGCACCTTTAAGTTCCTTGTCTGTTGATTCATTTATAGAAACTTTTAAGTTATCTAAAACAATTTTTTTAGTCTTTTCAAATTCCTCTTTTAATTGTTCACCGTTAAGTGACAATATATCGTTTAGTTCTTTTTTGTCAGATTCATTTAATCCATCAAATTTTTTCTTCAAATTTGTATTTGCAACTTTTACCATTGATGATATTGGTAAATTTATATTTTCAGATACTACTTTATTTTTACTTTCAGAAATTAAAGTATTTTTTATTTTTCTTTTTGATTCTAAAACAGATTCTAAATTTTTAATACTATTATTATAGATAATATTATCAATCTCTTTATAATTATTTTCATTTGTTTTAGTCCACGAATCAACCCATTCCATTAAAAATTCTAAGTTTTCACTCTGTGTTTCTAATAGTACTTGTGAATATTCTATTGATTCATTAATGTAATCGTCAACAATATCATTAGATAACCCTTTATTTTCTGAAAGGTCGTCATAGATAAAATAAATTTCACTAATGTCTTTATTTTCTAAGACTAATTTTTGAAATCCATACATGAATTTTTTAAATTCAGGTTTTTTTGCTAACTCTGAGGACGCGTTTTCTATCTTTGTTTTAATATTACCAAAAGTGCTCATAAAATATTTTATTTATAAATATCACTTATCAATTAAATCTTTCAATTTTTTGTCAATTTGGTCAATGGTTATTCTACCTTTAGATAAATCAAAGTAGTCGGGACCGTTTAATAGTGTTTCTTCTAGTAATAAATCTAAATCTTTTCTAACTAACCTTTCAGTTGTAGGTGGTTCAGATCCTCCTCCCGCTGGTGGTTCAGGTGGTGGGGGTGGAGATGATGGTTCAGCACCTCCCGGTGGAGGTGGAGCACCTCCTTCAGCACCTCCTTCAGTTGGTGCCGTTTCGGTTCCTCCTGATTTTTGTACATAAAGATTGTCTAAGTTTGAGAATAACCCGGTTTTTGTAATTATTTCAGGTGTTTTCACTAACTCACCAGCAACCGCTCTTTCAATTCTTTGTTGTTGTATATCTAATCTAATTTCTTCGTCTGAGAAACCTAAGATATGTTTTTTAGCCCAAGACGCGGATGTTGGTGAAATTGTATTAGCAATTTCTGTTACCGCTTCTTTATAAATGGCAAACTTTTCTTTCCATACCTCTAAATTTAATAATTCACCTTGTTTAGATGGATTATTTAATGATAATACAAAATTTGTTAATTCATCTTCAAAACCAAGTAAAAATAAATGAATAATAGCGATTTTATTTAACTCAGCTAACATTGATTTTTGAATTCTATTTATTGTTCTTGCAAATCTAATATCAAGTAAAGATAAATTTTTACCGTCACCTACCGCTTCCTCAAAACCTAAATACGCCTTTGGTATTCTTAAAGCGGTTACTAATTTCTTTTGAATATATTCAATATCCGCAATCTCCGCCATGTTTGCGGCGCCTGCTAATGTTTCTATTGGGTTATTTGCAGTCGCATCTCTAACAGGAATAAAATAATCTTGGTCGACAGCCATTTGATTATACCTCATGTCAACATTACCCGTTTTAGGATCAACAATTTGGTCTCTTTTAAATTTACTAGCAACTCTTTGTACATAAGCATCAACATCTTTATCGTCCATATTACCAACAAAAACTTTAAAAACTCGTCTTTCAGGTGCTCTTGATAATCTGTAAATTAACATTGCATCTTCACATAAAAGTAATTGTTTCCAAATACGTCTAGCTTTTTCTAACATTGAAGTTCCATATGGTAGTTTTCTGTCATCACCTAAAATTCTAAAGTGAGCAATTTCCCAAGTGTTAAACTCCATATTTTTTTCTTTCCAAACAAATTTTAAAGCATCGTTTTCCATTTCCTGAGAGTATTTATCAGGTTGGAATCTCATACCTTTTTCTAATCTTTCAATTTGAATGTTTGGTAACTGCTGGCATCCTACAACACCTTTTTCTGGATCTAATTTTAAGTAAATAAAATTATCTCCGAACTTACATGTGTTTCTTGTCCACATAGGTAAGTTAGTGTTTATATCCAACTTATTAACAAACAAATCAATTAAAACTTGTTTGATTCTTTTTGATTCTGAAAAAACTTTTAAAATATCACCATCTTGATCTGGAGTTGTTGATTCCTCCGCATAAATGTCAAGAGCAGCTGATATTTCAGGTGTGTACTCCATAGATTCATAATCATAATATGAAGCCATTCTTGTCGGTTCATAATACACTGCTTGTTGATATAGATTACTTTCAACTTTTTGCCATTGTTTACCTATGTATAGTGTTTGCTGTGCTTCTAATTTTTCTGTTTCAAACTCCTGTTTATTTTTAGTTTTTAGAAGTTCCTTTTTGTCAAATTTAAAAACCGGTGCTTGCTGATCTAAATTAGAGTCAGGCCCAAAAACCTTACCTAATCTCTGCCAAACGGTTATCTTTTTTTCTGCCATAATTTTTTTATAAAAAAATAATACTAAATATTACAAACTAAACTCTTTTAGGTCCGAATAACCATAAATACTTTTCATAATCAGTTTTTGTTGGTTGATTATTATTATATTGAGATAAGTATGGGTCTATTGGTATTGAAGGGTTAAAGTCTATAGATGAGTTTTTATATGTTTTAACATCTGTTGTCCACGATTCAATCATTGCCTTTGCTTGTTCTGTTGCTTTTTCTAATTTAGAAAAAGAAGTTTCAGCGACATATAAAGCCATAGCCATCGCCATAATTAAATCGTCATGCTGACCTTTTTGGTGGTCGGGTTTACCGTTTATGTAAACAAAAGTATTTAATTCATTATAAAGTCTTTGAGATCTAACTCCAAAATCATGTCTCAACGCTTCTTCAAACGCGGCCACTATTTGAACCCTTTTTGAATTAAAATTAATACCAGGTATTTTATCTTGTGCTTTTGGGTCCCATTTCCATTTATCTGCCGGGTTTACTCCATCAACATAAAGATTTTTATAACCAAGTTCCTGTAGTTTTCTTGATGTAGCAACACCCATCCCACCGGTAATGTCAGTAACAATAAAGGCATTATACATTGTGGCCCATTTATACGCTATTTCAGCAACAACATCAGGTGGTACCTTTGCAATGTATTCTAAAACTTGTTCTCTTTCATCAAAATCAATTATAATAAAAGTTGTAAAGTCTTCGCTATCACCTCTTGAAACATCCATACCCATAATATATTTATGACCTTCAACCGGCTCTTTCCATTGCCATAAAACGCCGCCCATAAATTTATTTTCAGGTTCTTTTAGTTGATTGTCTTTAATTGACTTCATTGTTTCAGGTGGAATTACGTTATCACCTGAACCCAAAAAGTTACACTCAAGTTCCTGAGAAATTTTTCTCCTATCAAACTTTAACTTTTTAGCCATGGCTTCAAACCACGAACTATAAGCCCTATAACCTTTTTCTAATTTTTGTTTGATACCTTCAAAATCTCTTTCTCTAACTTTTACTTCTGAATAATCTAGTGTTATTTCATTATCTTTATAATCGGCTCGATTTAACATGTAATGTACAATATCATTACACTTAATTAATTTTAAATCTTTAGAATATCTAGGGTCTCTCCACCAATACATTTCAGTGATTCTAAAGTCATTCATTCCTTTTATTGCTTGACTGTAAATAGAATAATAAATTGGATCAAAACCGTTTGGTGTTGATATCACAATAACTTTACCTCCTGTTGAAAGGGAAGCCATACATGCTGACCAAAAATCTTCGTCAGCATCAATATAAGCAGCCTCATCGAATATTAAGATTGTTGGGGTATACCCACGTAACGCATCTTTTGAAGTTGCAACCGCTTTTACTTCACACCCATTAGTCAATTTAAAGTGTCTTTGTGAGTTTTTTTCAGCAGAAAACCCAACACCCATCCATTTTGGCCATTGATCAACAAATGCCCTGACTTTATTTGCCATCTCAACCGCAGTGTCAAGTTTGTTCGCAATTATTAGAATTTTTTCAGGTTTTTCTTTTTTTGCAAATACCAACCTTTTTGATGCCCAAGCAGATGTAACTGTTGATACTCCAGCCTGACGATATTTTAGTGCTATATTTTCATCACACTCATCGTAATCTTTTACCAATGTTACTTGATCATTAAATAATTCTAACGGTACATACTTAGATTGTGTGTTGTCGTAAGTTTGTAAATAGGTTTTAAGTGCGTAAGGAGTATCGTTTACACATTTGGCATATTCTAAAAGAGCTTGTTCTCTTGATAAAGACATTCATTATCTTTTATAATTTTTAATCGCCGAAAGTAAATCTTTTTTAGTAGTCATAGGTGGTAAGTAATCCTTTATGATACTCATTATATTTTCTTCTAATTTTTTAACGTTTTCTTTAGATTCTTTTTTTTCAGGTAAACCTTTGTCTTTAGTTGATGCGAAATCTTTAACTTGTTTTTTAGACATAGAGTCAACAACTTTCTCTACTTTTTTTCTATAACTTTTTGGGATGTCTTCTAAATCTTTTTCTCCCTTTTCAACTGAATATGCAGCACCCATCAGTCCTCTTTGTTTTTTTGAAACCGCCTTTTCTTTAATTTCTTTTTCACTAACAGATGCGGTATCTTTTGTTGGATCAAAAGTTATTTTATTTTTATCTGTGACATTTTTAGTTGCGTCAATAAATTTATTCTTGTCTTCTATATTTCCTAAATTGTAGACCTTAGTAATTTTACTTTCTTCTTCTTTTGTCTCTATTTTTTTTACTTTTTCATATAGTAGTCTTAACTGCTCTTCATTAAGACTTTCTAAAGTCTGAATTGAGAAACCTTCGTAAAGTAACCCAACTAAATTAGTATTCATATGTTTCATCTTGTACTAAATTTTTTTCCCATTTTAATACGATATCTCGTTCATATAGTTTGTTTTCCACACTTTCAGTACTTTCACCATATCTGAAAAACAATCTTTTCTTTTTATTAATTAATATTTCTTCACTGTCTGATTTTTCAAAAGCCAAAGCAATAACTCCGTCGATAGCATCATAAATGCCAAAATAATCAGAGTTTTGTATAAGCTCAAGCTCTATTTCAGAATTTTTTAATACCCCAACTTTTTTTATGTAACTTATATTTGGTGGTGAAGGTTTACCGGCTGCTGGTTCAGCATCCCATTCCTCTCCCCAAACATCATCCAAATCAGAAAATATAAATTCATATATGTTATCTCCTTTATAGTTTGGGCCTAACTCATTTACATAAACTAAATTCATAGTACTTGTCCTCTACTTGTTACTCTAATCTGTTTTCCATTTTTAATAAAAACTAAATTTTCTTTGTTTGTTTTACCAACAAATTTAGCATTTTCATTAAAAAGTTTTAAAGAAACTTTCATTTGTTCTTTTGACTCTGATAAATTTCTTATCTCATTTTTTATTTCAATCTCCTTTAATTTTGTCTTCAAGAAGTTTTTTTGTTTTTTTTCTTCTGATAATTTTTTTTCTTCAGGTTCAAACTTAAAGTACTTTGACAATATGTTTTGTACTTTTGATTCAGAAACAGGTGGTGGTGGAGGTGGCATTTCATTCATACCAGATTCTTCATTAGACCCCATATTTTCATCACCAAGATCTAAATCTTCATCAGAAATATCAAAGTCCCCCTCACCTTCGACCCCATATTCATCAAAAGATTCCAATTTATCTAAAATATCATCTCTGTCCTCATCATCCAATTTTTTCAAATCGATTGCAGATATAATAGAGTTAATTACATATTTAATATCTTCAGATTTCATTTTTTCAAAACCTCTCAATCTTTGACTTAATCTTCCTGTAAGTTTTTGTATTGTTTTTAATCCAGTAGGACCTGCAGGTTGATCTTCACCCTCATCACCTATATTTGGTTGAGGTAATTCAGGTCCGTCAGATCCCATATCACCCCCCATATCATCACTTGGTGGTGGTGTACCCATATCTCCTCCCATATCATCAGCAGGTGGAGGTGGAGTTCCCATATCTCCTCCCATATCGGCACCCATATCACCAGCAGGTGGAGGTGGAGTCCCCATATCTCCTCCCATATCGGCACCCATATCACCAGCAGGTGGTGGTGGAGTTCCCATATCCCCTCCCATATCACCAGCTGGTGGAGGAGGTGTACCCATATCGCCGGCAGGTGGAGGTGGAGTTCCCATATCACCAGCAGGTGGTGTTGGTGCTGCAGGTGGTGGAGTTGCAGTATCTGCGGGTGGAGGAGTAGGTTCTGCGTTCTTTTTTTGTTTTAGAACGAATCTTTTTTCATTTATGAATTTTTTTTTTACGTCCTCACCAATTAATGGTATTTCGTCTTGGTGTCCTGTTACTCTATTTATTTCAGTTGCCATGATATTTAATCTTTTCATAGCCTCAGAGTATGAACGGTAATACTTTCTATGTCTAATAGTGTCATTATATTCTAAGGTAGATTCATTTAATCCACTTTTAATAATGTAACCTAATTTTTCTTTTACAATACCATAAACGTTACCATCAGACAAACGAATAGTATAATTTGTTGTTTCTAAAATGTTAGTACTTGTCTTTGGTGCTTCATTATATTTTGCGATTTCCAAGATACGTTTAATTTTGTCCATACCTTGTAATTTTTCACTTCCTAAAGGTCTTAAATCTGCCATGTTGTTTTTTTATTTTTTTTTATTGATATAAAAATTAAGGCCGAAGCCTAAATATAAATATATCGTATTTTAGTAATTTTAATTTTATTCTCTATTTTCTTGCTCTAGAGATAATTTTTTATCTACAAATTTGTTTTTAAAGTTTTCTAACTTAGAAATATAACCATTTCTACGTAAAAATTTGAAGACTAGGTTTTCATATGAAAACTCACCTTCTTTTCTCAAACCACATGTTCTATACTTTCTTAATTTTTCTCTATATTTTTTGACCAATTTTACCGCATCTTCAATATCTTCATCTTCAGCGTTCTCAAGAACACCATCAATAATTTTCATCCATTGTTCAGTCTTTTCTTTTATTTTTTTCTCATCTAACTTAAAGTTTTCTTTTTCAGGTTTTCTTAACCATTCATCATTCAGTAAAGAATAAATTCCTTCTATACTATTTTTTTCATTACTGTCTTGAACAAACAATTCTGTTTCGTAACCCTTTATAAAAATTTCGTGAGCGGCGTTAAAGACAGTTTTTTTTAACCTGAAAAGTTCTTCAGTCATTTCCTTATTTTCAGATTCATTTAGGTCGATTAAAACATGTATGTCAAAATCAGAAAATTCACTCCAATTGTAACCAACTAATGAACCAACAAAAATTATATCTTGTACAAATAAATCAGTATCCAAGTAATCAATAAATAACTTAGCAACCTTTAATAATCTATCTCTAATTTCTGATTTAAGTTTTACTTTTTTTGGGTCATTGGCATTATCCCATAGATCTGGGTTAAATGTGTCTTGTAGATAAAAACTATTAATTATTTTTTCGGTACTTGCCATGTTTATAAATATGGCTTCGATATTAATTATCTAATTTTTTATATTTGTATTTTTTAGAAATTGAAGTATTAAAAAATTTACCTTGTGACTCTGATAATCTAAATTGTGCGTAAATGTTATGGGGTACGTCCTCGTATTCATATCTTTGACCATTTTTGAATTCAACAATTAGTTTACTTTCACTTGTATCATATTCAGTTAATTTCAAATTACTTGATTCGATTTCACAAGTAATTTTTGTCCCTTCTATTGATGTTTTTGTTATTGCCATAGGTTAATAATAATCATATCAAAAAATAAATCTATAGAAATCATATTAAAAATTTATTCAACGATCAATGTCATAAGAATTATTGATTATACTAAAGACTTTGATTAAAATTAAATAAAAAATAAATTCAAATTTTAATAAGATGATTGAGTCGTTCGATGATATGGAGAAATCCAAAAATAAAAATAGTGAAAATAAAACAAAAACTCCAGTATTAGATAATTTTTCAAGAGATTTAATAAAATTAGCAGAAGAAGGTAAATTAGATCCTGTTGTAGGTAGAGAAGATGAGATAAATAGAATCGCACAAATTCTATCAAGAAGAAAGAAAAATAATCCAATAATATTGGGTGAGCCTGGTTGTGGTAAAACCGCAATAGTTGAAGGTTTGGCTAAGAAAATATTTGAGGGAGATTGTCCTCAAAACCTTTCAGGTAAAAGAATCGTTTCATTAGATATGACATCAATTGTTGCCGGAACAAAGTATAGAGGTCAGTTCGAAGAAAGAATGAAAGTTATTATAGAAGAGCTTTACGCAAATCCTGACATTATAATTTTTATAGATGAGATTCACACTATGATTGGTGCAGGAAATGCTTCAGGTTCTATGGATGCGTCCAACATTTTCAAACCTGCACTATCTCGTGGAGAATTACAATGTATTGGAGCAACTACTTTAGAAGAATATAGAAAAAATATTGAGAAGGACGGTGCACTAGAGAGAAGATTTCAAAAGGTTATGGTTGATCCGTCAACAAAGGAAGAAACTCTTCAAATATTAATGAATGTAAAAGAAAGATATGAGGATCATCACAAAGTTTCATACACTGAAGAAATTCTAAAACTTTGTGTTGAACTAGCTGATAGATATATTACTGATAGAGAGTTTCCTGATAAAGCGTTTGATATTATTGATGAGGTTGGTGCTCGTTCACAAGTAGAAATTAAACTACCTGAGGTAATCGAGGACTTAAAAAGACAAGCACAAGAAATTAAAGAAGAAAAAGTTAAAGTAATAAATAGTCAAAGATATGAGGAGGCAGCAAATCTTAGAGATAAAGAAAGAAAAGTCTTATCAGATTTAGAAAAAGAAAAGGCGGAGTTTGAAAAAAATAAAAATTTATTTAAGAGAGAAGTTACTGAAGATATTGTTTATGACGTGGCGTCTTTAATGACAAAAATACCAATTTCTAAAATAACAACAGATGAAACTGAACAACTAAAAACACTTAAAGAAACCCTA